TAACAATGTCAGTCCTGAAAGTGTCAAAGTCTCTTATACTTTCGCTATAATACAAAGCGTTATAAAACAAATTTATTTTTTGTGTGTTCGTCATTTCTTTATATTGTTTTTTTTGTGTTTCCCCTGCCTCGTCGTCGGTGTATAATGTTAATTGCTCATCAATTAGATCAATAACATTTTTATTATCCAACAATAAATTATCTAATATAAAATACTTGTTTTTTTCTTCTTCTATAAACAAACAATTATATTTTGTTAAGATCCTTTTATTTTCTTTTTTTGTCTTTGCTATGTATGGATTGCAACCACTCGCAAAGTGGAAAATCGTCCAATTATTATTTTTCATAATTAACCTCCTTATTTATTCATTTAATAATTTGTTTTCTTTCATTTCTTCAATAGTTATGTCAATCCTGCTATTATTAAGTATTTTTACAAAGTTATCTATATCCCATAAAAAATAGTCTATTATTTCACTTATTAAGTCGTAGCTTGTACTATCAATAGTAAAATTATTTTTTATGTATGCCAATGTTTCAAATTTTCTTATCATTTTTTTACACCTCCATTTTATAGTATTTTTGTGGTAAGTGATATTTTTCGTATTTTTCGCCTTTTTTCGCTTTTAATAAATAGTTATATATATTTCTTGCTGTATCTTGTAGATTCTTTTTAGTGTATTTATCATAAAAATCTTTTGTAAATAAATCATATTTTGGCAAAATTTCAAGATATGTTTTATCAATAATAGTTAAGTCATCATTTATTGATTGTTTTTGATAGTAAAAGTCAAAAAAAGGGTTATCATCAAATTGTATATAATATAAGTAACCATTTAAAACGAATTGTAAATATCCGTTATTTGTTACGATTCTTGTTGCTTTTTTGTATTGTTTTTCTAGTGTTATTATTTCTTCTAAATACTTAGTTATTGTTTTTTCTATGTTATTTTTATATTCTTTTAACTTTTCACTTTCTTTTTTTTCTTCTAAAAATTCAACATATTTTTGCTTAGTTTCTATCTTTTCACTTATAGATCTGTTGTATATTTTTGTCTTTTCCTGCTTTTTTTCCCAAGTGCTAACCATAAAGCCACCATTTACAAGTATTATTTTTTTTAATTCTTCCATGATTAAATATGTGTTATAATCCCATGTAGTTAAATATAATTTTTTCATTATAGATCAATCCTTTCTATTTTATAATTATTTTTTTTGCTCCAATTAATAGCACCTTTTAAGGTTTTAAACTCTTTGCTTTTTGAATAAGTGCATAATAAATACTTTTTTCCTGCTGTTGTATTAATTAACATTATTTTACATAGATTCATTTTTTAAAATCCTCCTTTTTATTATTTTTGTTTCTGCTCCTGCTAGTTGGTATTCTTTGGCGTCTTTTTTTGCTTCTTTGTAAGGTTCGTTATAATCATCATAACTATAACAACTTTCTTCCTCCCAACCATAACCATAATTAGTAAGTATTATATAAATATCTTTTGTTTTTCTTTTATAATCCATTTCAAAAACCTCCTAAATTTTATTTTTATCTTGACAAATAATATCAAGTTATATTATAATTAATTAGCAATTCAAAAAAGAAAAGCATATAGTCAATTTTGTTTTTTCTTGTAGTTTTTGAATTGTTCTTATTTGTGGAGGTAGTTAATTGTTTACCAGACAAACTACCTCTTTTTGTTACTCTTGACTTTTCTAAATAATCAATTATAATATACAAGCAAGAAGGAAGATGATCTATACTAGTTATGATTTTATTTATTCTTTCTTATGATGTAAAAAGTTATTGTTAAGATGTTTTTTATCTTAATGGTAACTTGTTTTTTTATGCTCATAAATAACCACGCTTTCTATTTATCAATTAATCTTACTAGTATCAACTAACCAATAATAGATAAATAGATCATCAACTTTCTTTACTAATAAATTACTTAAAAAATCAATCAATCTTTCTTTCATTTATTGCTATTTATTATAGCATATTTACTATAATTTGTCAATAATTTTAGTACAATTAAACCCTTATTTTATAAGCCTTTTTATGCTATAATTAACTATAAATTTATATATGTTTTGGTATATATTTTTAATACCTATTTTATGCCATATATAACCTGGATATAGTGCCTTGATATAACCTAATTAGATCTAGTATATTATTGTAGTATTATAATGTTATTGTATTGTGATAATATAATAATATTTTATTATGTAGTGATGAAGTAGTGAAGTAGTGAAGTGATAAAGTGAAGAAGTAACAAAAGATAGTTTTTGTTTGTATTTTAAATATATTTTGTGATGATTCAATAATATTTTATCAATAAATAATGTTTTTAATTGGATCAAGTTGTATTATCAGTGTTTTCATATACTAAAAACGGTCGTTAATGGTATCCCAACCCTATTTTTATATATCAGAAAGCCCTTTTTTACCCCTCTAAACATAGCGAAAATATAAAAGACCTCCTATTAAAGAGTTTATTTTTGGCACATCAGAAAAATTGTGTTAAAATAAAAGCAACAAATGAACAAAGTGAAATTTGCAGAAGCGATTTGACAATAAATAAATAGTGTGATATATAATATGTAGTGCAATAGAAGAGTTTTGTAGTAATGATGAGTGATATAGATAAGAATATAGTAAAATAAAAAAATAGAAAATGTTAAAAATAAGCATATAATACAAGGGTTTAAGTTTTGTTAACAAAGGGGCATGATAAATGCTCTTTTTTTAGTGTTTATACGAAATAGAACATTCGGAAAAATGACCAAAAATACGAACGAAACAGGCAAAATTGAGGTAATTGATGGTGGAAACAAGGTATGTAGTAGCAGAGAGTGGGGAAATATTAGAAGAATTAAATGGCAGAGATAGAATATTAAGAAATGGCACAGTCAAGTATTTAAGTGGTACAGAAGTAATTAGATTTAATTTTGGAAAAATAAATGTAGATTGTATTAAACATATTAAAAATTGTGATTTAAGATATGCTATGGACTTATTAGAATATATAGAACTAGGGAGTGGCATATTAAAATTTAAAAACGGAAGAACTATTAACAGTGCTAGTAAAATGGGGAAAATATTTAATGTGCATGATAGGACAGCCCAAATTATAGTAAGAAGATTGGTTAAAGAAGATATAATACACAAAATTAAAGATAATGATGGCACATATTTTGTATATAACCCATATATAATGCACATAGGAAAAAGAGTGCCAAAAGATTTGATTAAAGAATTTTATGATAGCGAGTGGAGGAAATATACAGATGAAAATTATAAATAAGTTCGGCAACGAAGTGAGTATGCGAAATATAAGAGGGGCTTATGGAGATTTTAAAGATTTATATGAGTTCTATGAAAGCCAAAAGAATGTTAAGGTGTCGGCACAAGAGATGAGAAATAGGGTAGCATACATATTAAAGCATGGTGTTAAGCAAAGGACTGAAATTGAGACTATTTGTTGGATATTAGGGGAAGATTTGGTTGATGTTAAAAGGTAGATTGTCATACAAACAGAGAAATATGTTTGATCTATTAGCCAATTTTGAAAGAGAAAAAGGAAAAATGCCAACAGTCAGTGAAATAGTCAAGATGACAGGTAAATCAAAAAGTACAATACATGATATGTTACATAGACTAGATGAATTAGGTGTTATAAAGGTAGAACCATATAAAACAAGAGGAATCACAATACTAGATACAGAAGAGGTGAATTATGATAAATATTACTATGATAGTCAAAAACATATTGAAGCAACAAGGAATTTCCAATATAGACCTCGTAAGAAGAATCAACAAGATAGAAGAAGTATCTGGCGTTAGAGAAAGAACAACGAAACAAAATGTTACTAATTATCTTAATGGTTATCATAATATTGGTTATGATGTCGCAAGGAAAATGGAACTCGCCTTAAATTTAAAGGATAAAACACTACTTAATATGCTACCAATACCAAGAGGTGCAGGACAAAAAAAGCAGTACAAGGAGGCACTAAATAAGTGGAAAAGAGGTTAAATATGATTAGTTATGACAGATTTGAAGATTATATGTTAAGACTAAAACAAATAATGGAAGCAGATGACAAAATAGATAGTGCATTAAAAAGTATTTCACCAGAATTTGGTGGTTTTCAAAACGAAATAGCTATAGATTTAGTGTTAGATATGTTAAGAGAACTAACACATGATAAATATGGCAATATTAGTTACTATATATGGGAAATAAATTGGGGTGAAGATTGGGAATATGGAATGGTTACAGATGATTTTGGCTACGATATTCCTATGAAAACATTAAAAGATTTATATAAATTGTTGGAGGATGAGTATGAAGAATAGTATTGGTATTATAATAATTGGTATTATTTTAGTATTAGTAGTGGCAATAGCATTAGAGGGTGTTGTTTGGTGGTGTATAGTGAATGGAATATGTGCTGTGTTTGATATAAAATTCCATTTAGCATACTTCCCAAATTCAATTATTTTAGGAATGGTAGGGGCATTAGCATTTTTGCCATTTAGAAAGAGTGGTAATTAATGAATTATATTAGTGAAACAGATTATTTAAGAGAAAAAACAAGGTTAATGTGTATTATTGCCGAAAAAGATAAGATAATTAAGATACAAATTAATAATAATAAGGTTCTAAACCAACGAAATAAAAATTTAGAAGAAAAATGTATAAAATTCCAGAAAGAATTAAATATGATTAAGGGGCAAAAAAGTAAAAAGAAGAAGTAGTCTGTGGCTTTAAAAGTCGGAGATAGAATTGAAATAAAAAAGAAACCAGAGCAGATTAATCTGGAAGATAAATATGAAAGTACATTAAAAGATATTGCTTCTTTATTAAGAAGAAACAGAAATGATTATTTTAAACTAGAATGGTTAGGACAAGCCGAAAAAATATTACAAGCATATTTTGAAGAAGAACCATTGAAGTCATGCCAAATGGCTAAAAATATATTTATTCCAATAGCAGAGAAGTTAATTGAAAAATCCAAGGCAGAGAATATCAATGACTTCTTTTCAATATATAAAAGGTTGTATGCCTTTGCAGGTAGAAGAGATTTAGAATGTTTTATTGACTATATGGAATTTGAAAAACCTGTAAGGGTACTTGCTAATAGAAGAGAAGCACTTGCACCACTTGTATATGCACTAAATAGAATTAGGTTTGATGATAAATTAAAGTATGTTATTGCCTCATATCCACCAAGTTTAGGGAAGAGTTTTTGTTTAAACTATTATACGGCATGGACTTATGGGGTAGATATGAACTCGTCTAATTTAAGACTTTCTTATAACGAAGATTTAGTATTGGGCTTTTCAAGAAGTATAAAAGATATAATCTCAAATCCATTATTTAGTGATGTATTTCCAAGATTCAATGTTTATGGTGGCAAACCTTTTGAAAAAGAAAAAGAATCGGATTGGAAGATAAAAAATTCTCATGTCTTAACAAGCCATATATCAAGGACAAGAGATGGTGGTACAACTGGTGTCAGAGCAAATACTACTATTGAATTTGACGATATGACTAAGGGTGCAGAAGAATCTACTAATGCCGATTTGCATAGAAAACTGTACGATAAATGGAAAACAGAATGGTATAACCGTAGAGATGGTAAAAGGACTAAATTTGTATTTGCTGGTACAATGTGGAGTCCAGAAGATATATTAAATAGAGTAAGAGAAGATAGAGAGGCTTTAAGCCCATTAGTGCCTAGTGATAAGTATAAGTATATGTGGGAAACAGAAGATGGTTCTACAATAGTTATAAGAGTACCTCTATTAGATGAAAATGATGAATCAACTTGTAAAGAAGTATATACAACAGAAGAAGCAAGGAATATCAGAGATACAACGGATGAATATTTATTTAGTTGTGTATATCAACAAGACCCGATTGCACCAACAGGGCTAGAATTTGCTTATGAATTATTAAAAACATATCAAGACTTGCCTAAGTTTGAAGATGGATCACCAGCATATACAGAGTATTCTTATAGTGCGTTAGACCCTTCAAGAAGAGGTAAAGATAATGTATCTATGCCAATTTTTAGAAAAGACTTAGAAACAGGCGAGTATTATCTCGTAGATTGTGTGTTTAAACAAAAAGCCATGTCAGAATTATATGACGAGATAGTAGATAAAATAATAGAAAACAATGTAATTGATTTAGTAATAGAAAACAATACAGATACATCTTTAAAAACACTATTAGACGAAAAATTACAAGCCAAAGGTTACAATATGTGTATCATAAGAGAAAAGTATAATGTTAAGAACAAAGAGCAAAGAATTAAAGATATGAGAGGGCATTTAAAAAGAAATATACTCTTTAAGGAAAAAACAAGAGTGAAACCGAACACCGACTATGGAAGATTTATGAAAAACTTTACTACATATTCTTTTGATTATCCAGCCAAACATGATGACGCACCAGATAGTCTTGCACTATTCACGGCAGAAACCATTGTTGGTATGGGTATCATTAGTAAAGCAGTGCCAATTAACAGACAAGAGTATGGCATATAACTGTTCGGTTTTGATTTGAATGATGTTTAACATTTTGCTAACCTAATTATAGGTTAGTATTTTCCCCTTAGACTAACCTATCTGCTTTGGAAAGGAGCATAACTACCACGAGTGGCTATGTTCCTTGTTTTTTTGTATGTAGGGAGGTGGAAAAATGAACGAAACTAATGTTGAGATTAAACCAAGAAAGTGTTTTGGAAGAAAGGTGTTATATGCTTCATATAAACAAGAAGAATTAACGGATGACACTATCAAAGAGATTATAAATAAAGTATTTCCTATACATTTATTTAATTGGCAAGATATATGCTATTTAGAAGATATTTACAAAGGAAATCAACCAATATTATTCAAAACAAAAAAGGTAAGAGAAAGTATCAACAATATAGTAGTAGAAAACTATGCTTATTTCATGACAGAGTTCAAAAAAGGCTATATATTTGGAAAGCCTCTAAAATATGTGCAAATTGGTGAAACAACTAACGAAGAAATAAGTGAACTAAATAAATTTATGACTAGATTGAGAAAACATTCAAAAGATACACAATTAGCAGAAAGTTTATATGTTAATGGTATCGCTCATTTATTAATTTTACCTACCAAGAAAGACAATGCCAAAGTGCCATTTGAAATAGATGTATTAGATAGTAAAAGAACATTTGTTGTTTATGAAAGCGATACTGGTAACAAGCCGTTACTAGCAGTAACTTACTATCCAGTCAAAAGAGATGGCAAAAAGATATTCAAGGGAAGTATTTATACAGAAAATTATTATTACGAATTTGAATTTGGTGGTTCAAGTATAGAAAAATTAGAAAACAAGACACCACACATATTAGGACAAATTCCAATAATTGAATATAAATTAAATAAATCAAGATTAGGTATTGTAGAGATTACTTTATCTATGCAACACGCACTAAACAAAATTGCTTCTAGTGATATGGACGGAATAGAACAATTTATTCAAAGTTTAGTTGTGTTTGTTAATAATGATGTTGACGCAGAAACATTTAAAGAGTTAATGGAATTAGGTGCAGTAAAGATTAAATCAGATAGCAACCTACCAGCAGATGTTAAGTTATTAGTTAATGATTTAGACCATTCTAACACTGATATTTATTATCAAAGAACTCTATCTAATATGCTAAACATTGTAGGTGTGCCAATCCCAAGTACAAAGACTTCTGGTGGCGACACTGGTGAGGCAAGAGAACTTGGTGATGGTTGGACTATGGCTGATTTAAGAGCAGACCAAGATGAGTTAATGTTTAAAAACAGTGAACTTACTATGTTAGAAATAGCATTAGATATTTGTAAGAAAGACCCTAAATGTTCTATCAACAATTTAGATGTTGAAGAAGTAGAGATACAGTTTGAGAGAAACAAATCAAACAACTTGCTTGTAAAAACACAGTCATTACAAAATTTAAGAGCAAGTCAAGTAAGTCCAAAGAGTGCTTTATCTGTTGTTGGTTTATGGAGTGATCCAAACGCAGTGGCAGAAGAAAGCCAAAAATTCTATGGTGAAGATTGGTGGAAAACACCAACCAAACAAGAACAAAAAGGTATAACTGTAGAAGATGAGCATTTTGGCAATCAGAATCAAGAAAATACAGAACATATAGAAAATGTTTCAAATAAACCGAGGAAAGTAACCCCTAATAATGAGTAACTTTTCTCTCGGGTGCGTAGTGTAACGGTTTGCACACTACCTTTGGGAGGTAGTAGAGTGGTTCAATTCCAACGCTCCCGACCATAATTGTCGTTTAGCCAAGTGGTAAGGCAACGGGCTTTGAACCCGTGAGCGATAGTCCGAATCTATCAGCGACAACATATGGGAATGGTGTAATGATAGCATAACAGTCTCCAAAACTGTTGGTTGAGGTTAAAGTCCTTATTCCTGTGCCATGAGGTATTAATTTAATGGTAGAATTTCAACCTTCCAAGTTGATTGTATCAGTTCAACTCTGATATACCTCTCCACGCTAGAATAGAACAATTGGTAGTTCAACTGACCTGTAATCAGTAGGTTCTGGGTTCAAGTCCTAGTTCTAGCACCATGAATTGATGGTTTTAGATGATATATTATATATCATTTTAAAATAAACTTTGCTCCATCATACAGAGCATAAAGTGTATGACACCACAAACTTGTACGAGCAAGTATAAAAGCGTATATGGTGAGAAAGGATAAACATGAACGAAGTATTATTAGAAGTATTAAACAATGAAACTTACACAACTAATGAAGAAAGGGCAAAAGCAATACAAACAGCACTAGCAACATTAGTTATACCAAAAGATAAGTTTAATGAACAATCTAAAAGGCTTCAAAACATTGAAGCAGAGAAAACTAACTTGCAGACAAATTTTACGGAATTAGAGAACAAATTTAACGATTTAAGAAAGCAAAATATGTCTGTTGAAGAAAGAAACAAAGAGGAATTAGAACAGTTAAAGAAAGATAAGGAAGCAGTTGCTAGACAATTAAGTGAAATAGCAGTAGAGAAAGTATTAGCAAAAAATGGTGTTAATTCTGACACTTACGGTGAGGATGAATACAAAAATCTTGTTAATGACTTAATTGCTGATAATGTAGAAAATTCTACAACAAAAGCAACTAACTTTGTAAATATCTTAAACAAACAGAAAGAATATGTTGAAAAAGAAACGACATCTAATTTGCTTAAAAACACACCAAGACCTAATGGTGGAAGTGATGATGATAAACCTGTAACAAAAGAAGATTTTGATAAAATGACTTATTCAGAAATGTTAAAGTTTTCTGAAACAAATCCAGATTTATACGCAGAGTTTATGAAAAACTAACCAAAGTGGACTTTCAAGGGGAACTTGAAAGGACTGATAATTGATGTTTGATAGCAAAGTATTTAACGGCGAAGTATTTGGAAAATATGTTGAAAGAGTACCAGATTTAAAGAGAAATGAATTGTTAAGAGCAGGAGTATTAAGAGTAAGACCAGATTTAGGAAATATGTTGTCAGACCAAACTGGTGGAAACATAATTACAGTACCAATGAAAGGATTACTAGATGGTGAAGTATTAAACTATGATGGTTCTACTGATATTACATCAACTTCAACTGATACATTCAGTCAAACTATGGTTGTTGTAGGTAGAGCAAAAGCATGGACTGAAAGAGATTTCTCATACGACATCACTGGTGGTGTTGATTTCATGGATAATGTTGCACAACAAGTAAGTAAATATTTTGAGAATGTTGACCAAGATACAATTTTGGCAATCCTAAAAGGTGTATTTGCAATAAATAACGCTGATATTCAAAAACACATTTACGATATTACAGCAGACCAAACTTCTAATGTATTTAGTGCAACTACATTAAACACAGCAATTAACAGAGCAAGTGGTGAAAACAAAGGAATTTATAAGGTAGCAATTATGAACTCTGATGTTGCAACTTCACTTGAAAACTTACAATTGTTAGAATACATGAAATACAATGACGCTAACGGAATCCAAAGAGACCTTGGTATTGCAACATTAAACGGAAGAATCGTTTTAATTGATGATAGTGCTACATCAGAAGTAGATAGCTCTGGACAAACACCTGTAACTAACTATATCACTTATGTATTAGGAGATGGAGCATTTGATTATTTGGATTGTGGTGCAAAAGTACCTTACGAAATGTCAAGAGACCCTAAAACTAATGGTGGACAAGATACTCTATACGCTAGACAAAGAAAATTATTTGCACCAAGAGGAATTTCTTGGAAAGGTGCAAGTTCTATAATTTCTCCAACAGCAACACAATTAGCAACTGGAACTAACTGGGAAATTGTAAATAATGGTAAAACTGGTAACGATTTAAAATACTTCAATCATAAGGCTATTCCAATGGTTAAAATTGTAACTAGAGGATAGTAGAAAGGTAGGTGTTTTTAATGACCGAAGAGCAAAAAATACAAGAAATGCGTCTTGAACTCTTGGGTGATACTAATGATGATTCTTGTGATGATATATTTACTCTAAAACTAAAACAGGCTAAATATATAGCATTAGAAACACTATACCCATATAACAAAGAAATAATAGAATTACCCCAAAGGGTAAATGATTCATGGCAGGTTAGATGTGCGATTGAGTTATACAATCAGCAAGGCACAGAGGGATACTCTCAATATAGCGAGAATGGTCTCTCTTGGTCTAAGGCTGGTGGTGGATTAATTAGTAAAGAACTTATGGAAGAATTAGTACCAAAGGCTGATGTACCAAGATGATGAGGCGTTGGCAAAAACCTATTTATATAGCAAGTAAAATAGGTATAGATGTAGATGATGAAGGTAATGAAATAGTCATCTATGATGAACCAAAATTGTATAAATTTAATGTACAACCCGTAAGTTCAGAGGTGGATTTAGTAGAATTTGGTGAAAAAGCACAATTAATGCAAAGGGCAGTCATTGATAAAAGATATAAAGGAATCTTTAAAGAAAATGATGTTGCTTATTTAGACGGGCAATCTCCCAATGATGAAGAACAAAATGGAGCAAATGCAAATTATAGATTATATCCACCAAGAAACCAAAATAAAATAATCATAATATATTTTGAAAGATTAAGTGGAAAGTAGGTGTATATTCATGTATAAATTAAAAAAAGGTGATTTAAGAACCGTTATCTACAATACAAGAGACTTAGATTTATATAGACAAGCAGGTTGGTCTTTAATAGAAGATGAACCAAAAGAAACACCAAAGGCTCAAGAGGATAAAATAGATGAGCAAAGTAATAATAAAAGGAAATCTGTCAAGAAATAGTTTCAAACAGATAGTTAAAGAATTAAAAAGTTATAAAGAGAAGTTAAATAAAGGGGCTGAATTAGGAATTGAGGAAGCCTCTTTAAAACTATATGACCTTATTCTTGAAAAAATGGATTCATACAATTTATCAGACCATAAAGGCGAGGTAAAGCGTGAAAAAATCACCATTGGCAAAAATCAGGCTTACAAGGTATATACAAACGATATAGTAATTATGTTTCATGAATTTGGAACAGGTATAAAAGGTACTAATGACAAGTGGGCAAATTCGTTTGATTACACTGTAAATGCTAGTGGTAAAGGAGAAAAAGGTTGGTACTTCTATAACCAAAAAAGGAACTATGGAGGTATTACCCACGGTTTAACTTCCAAGCATATCTTTTACGAGGCTTTAACAGAGATTGAAAAAGATTTGGCAAAAGATGTTCAAATACAGATAGATTTAGTGATGAGTAAATGATAGAGAATATTCAAAACATTTATACACAAATATTTAATGAGTTAAAGACTTATTTAGAAATCAACTCTCTATATAGTCCGTTCGTATATAAAAGAGAGCCAAACGATAAAAAGTTTCCTATTGTGATAATGAAAGAATTATATGACAATAGCATATACACAACATTAAAGTACACTGATGAAATATATTATTTAGATTTTGAAATAAACATATTTGCAATGCAAAAAGGCAATCTGTCTAACATGACAATAGCCAATGAAATAACAAATAAAATAGAACAGTTTTTTAAAGATAATTATAAGGTTAGAGTAAGAGCAAGAAGAGATGTTGATAATATAGACCCAACTGTATTTAGAAATATAGTAACTGTGAGATTAAAGGTAGAAACAAAATATAAAGACAAACTAATAATATCTCCAAGATAGCAAAGCAGATTCTTTTCTAGGGGAACTTGGAAAGGAATGATAATATGCCAACAATAACAGCACAATCTGATGTAGGAATTATGTTATATGTCAAAGGTTCAAATAATTCTTATAGTGAATTAATAGAAATTAAGAGTGTACCAGCAACAGGACAAGCAGGTGGAACATTAGAGACTACAACATTGAAAAGCCCAAAGAAAACATATATTCCAGATAGACCTGACACTGGTGATATGGATTATACATATAACTACACAGAAGCAAATATAACAGCAGTAAAAACGATTTGTGATAATGCAGAACATGATTTCTTAGTTAAATACCAAGACGGTTCAGGATTTATTTATT